TTCGTTTTTAGTCTCAACAGGTATTTTTGCTAAAAGTAGACCTTCGTTATATACAATACCAACATGTCTGCCAGAATCCATGGTAGGTAGTTCAAATTCAGCAGGTAGATCTGTACCTCTTACGAGTTCATAACCTTCCCTTAGTCTTCGACTTACATTACCTCTATCCTCCTGTCCTAACATAGATTCTCTTATCCAACGATATTCATATCCTTCTGGAGCTGGAGGGGTTTCTAGCTTTCTTACTGGTCTCCATGGTTGTCTACGAGTCGTTTTAGCGTGTTGCTCGGATTCACGAGATTGCCTAGTGGTTACATTCTCTTTTTCATCAGTCATTATTTTGCCTCCCTTGCGGAAATTTTTTGTTTTTCTTTAGCAACAGACTTCAACCACGCGTCTTCCGACATATTGTGTGGCTTTAGTCCTCTGAGACGTTCGACTTCTGCTTTGGAGAAAGTCACTCCGTTCTTTTTGCCTTGTGTTTTTTGTCGGCTTCCTACGGAAGTAGAGGTAACTCTTTGCACAGCGGGTTTTTCCTCTTCTTGCGCGACACTTTGCCCTGATAAAATATCTGGGTAAACCTTGCCTACACGAGCATCAAGCTCATTGTAATAATCTTCTGAGTCGGCTTCAAAACCTTCATTGATCAGATTGTAATGAGTGAAATAAGCATATTGCGTGGCTTGTAAATTATCCGGGTTGGCCGTATCGCCATACCAAGAATTTTTTGAGTGCCAAGCTTTTGCTTGTTCGGTAGGTACTATTTCTTGTTGTTCTGGTTGAACAAAATTCTGTTCTACAGGCATTGTTTGAGCTGTAGGCATTTGCTCTGCTTGTTGTTTAGCAATTCTTACTTTTTCTTTTTGTATAGATAAATCACTTTTGAGCGTGTCTGCTTTCGACATCAATTCAGCATCGCCAGACGCAACTGCTTTTTTATACAGCTCATCAGCTTGTACTTCTTTGGCTTTTAGTGCTTCTTCTTCTTTTTCAATCAAAGCCGATTGGCTTTTCAAGCTTTCTTGTTTGAAAGCTGCGTTTTCTCTCTGACTTTGTAATAAAGCTTGCTCTAATTTCGCTGCTCTTTCTTCGGCCGCACGATGTCTTTCGTTAAGCTTATTAATCCTTTTAGAAACACCTTTGGTGTAATTATCAAGTTCTTCTTCTGGACTGATAGCAGTTTCAGTTGCAACTGCCTCGGTTGGTTGATCTTCTACCTGTATTTCTAGCTCTTCTTCTGGTGTATTTGGAGCTGTATTACTTTCTTGTTCACTCATCATAAACTCACTATGTCGTCTGGATCAAGAATGGTGGCTATCACTTCATCATCATTGATGATGCGAACTTCTGCACCGTCCTCTAATTTAAACCTAGAGCCAGAATAGCGCCCTATTAAAACCCATTGTTTTTCTTCACACCAGGGGGTTTCTCCGTATCTAGCTTTATCGTTGTAGCATTGTGGACCTTTCTTTACCACATAAGCCACTACTGTCGCTAAAGCTTCTCGATTGACTGTTTCGTTTGCCAGAATAATACCGCCTTTGGTTTTAACTTTGCCAGCATAAGGCAAAACTAAAATACGCCAACCTGTTGGTTGAGGCATGCGGTCTATTAAAGAATTATCCAATAAACTAGGATCTAAAACCCTAGCATCTTGTTCAACGTAAGCATCAGCAACAATTTCATTGGTTGATTTGAGTTGGCTCATCTACTTAGTTGTTATCCTTAAAATGTTCTTGCAGTTCATTGGTAATATAGTATAAAGCAGAAAGTTCGCCTTGCAAATATTTATAATGTTCTATATCTTTCAGCGAACCAGACATTAAAGTTTCTTGTATTTGGTTTTCCCGGTCTTTTATCTTTTTTTTGACAAAATCCATCAGTGTAACTTCATCCATTATGATGCTTTTTTAGGCCTACCTCTGGTTTTTTTTATAGTTTTCTTTGCTGTTGTTTTTTTAGCTTTAGGCTTTTTGACTTCATCGCCACCAGCCAAACGCTTAATTTTTGCAGCTATGCGTTCGTCACTTTCTTTTTGCTCGGCTGCTTTTTGAGCGTTAGCTTGTGATAAAGCTTCTGCTTCGGCAGTTCTTGCTGCCTCTTTTTTTGCTTTTAACTCTGCTAAAAACTTCTCCCTAGTATTCATATCATCCTCTCATTTTTTGTTCTAATTCTAACAATTTAAGATTGGCGTTTTGTGCCAATCTATCCACTGCTACTTGTAGCTTATCATCTGCGATGTCTTTCTGTACATCGATACGTTTTTGCGCCAAGTCTGATTCCATCATTTTTTCTTGAGCTCGTTGCTCTTGTTTGGTGTCAAATTGTTGGGCTTCTAAATCTAACTCTTTATCTCTTAGTTGCAGTTCTGCTTTTCTAATATCTACTAATGGGTCGCTACTAGCACCTTGACCGATGGATTGTAAAAAGTTATCAGTCAATTCTGCTAAGATTGGCGCACTAAATTGATCTAATATCATCTGTATTTCAGTCGCTATCTGTTGAGCTTCCATAGGGGAAACTTGTTGTATCTGGCTTTGGACCTCTTGGATTCTAACTAAAACTTCTTCTGGGATAGTTTCCTGTGCTAATTCTGTGGATAAAAACTGCAAATGTTGCATGCAATGACTTATTATCATCGATTGTATCTGTGGGTTTTCTTGAACCACTTTGGTTAAAAATAAACTGCGATGTGTTTCTAAATGCGCTTGATGGTTTTGTCCAGCAAATGCTTGAGCTGGTTGACCTAGTAATAAACCAGAATTTTCAGTGCCCGCATCTATAGGTCGTGGCGTCGTGTCAGGTGGTGCTTGTATCAAGGCTTCGACGTTATCAATACCTAAAGCTGCGTACATACGACGATAAGCCTCATAGATACCGTTCAGACCATGCACTTGTGGATTTGATTGCACCATCTGTAATAACTCTTGAGCCAAAGTAACTCTTTGACTTTGTGAGAAAATATTAGGATCTGATACCGGGATAACATCTATGCGACCATCAAAGTCAGATTGCTTGATTTCAGCTGGTGCCGATCCTGTCTGAAAGTCATAAGCTGGTGGTAAATATTCAGCAAATACTTTTGATAGAAGTTTAAATTCTAATCTTTGCGCATAATGCAGACGTTTGTGTATGGCACTCATTACCTTCGTACCACGTTCCAATAGAGCTACCGTAGTACCAACAGGCATATTTGCGTTAGCATCGCCAATATTCATATCCGCAATAGCAGCAAATCTTTTACCAGAATCCACTAACAAACCAAGTAATTGCATCAACACGTTGCTTGGTTCTTTGATTGGTAGCGGTATTAGATTTTCTCTCAAGGTACCACCTGTGGTATCAATATCTCTAAATTCGCCAGGTTGTAAAGGCTCGTCTTCATCTCTGATACGCATGCCTCTAGCTTTAAAACCAGCTGGTAGATTAGCTAAAGTACCTGCGTCTATAAGCTGTCTTAGAATAGAAGTAGAAGCTTTTGATAAGCCACCAATCATGTGTGACAACCCAAGGCCATAAAAACCTAAGCCCGGTAAAAACTTATATTGCACAAAATAATTAATTTTATTTTTCAACATGTCGTTTTCGACAAAGTTTCTTCTAATCGCTAGAACTCGTTGTGAAGCCTCGTCAATCGTCACTATGTAAGGCAGTTTTAAACCTGTTGGATTCCCATTTTGGTCAATGTCTTCAAAGCCCTCAATGTCTAAAACTGTATGAATTTCATAAATAATTCGGTTTCTATCTTCTTTGTAACTTGCTTCAATACCTTGAATTTGGTCAATCTCGTTTTCTATCTCTGAATCTTCGTCACTATAAGCATCTTCTGGTATATCGACATTGGCATAAAAACCAGTCAGTTGTTGTTTTTTGACTTCATTGAGTGACATGCTAATTGCATGCGTGACTCGTTCAGCAGAGGATAAATCAGCAGCTTCATAAGGCACAATCAAGTCTTCTGGTGGGATGAACTTAGAAACAGCTTTGTTGGTCACAAAATCAAAATAAACTTTTTTAAAGGCAGAACCAGCTAAAGGTAAGTAAAACAACAACATGTCTAGTTCTGGGTCATAGTCTTCCATTACATTCATAATGTAATAATTCATAAATTCTTGGATGCGCTCGGCTTGATTTTCGGTATCTATTGTTCGAGCTCCAATTATTTCGGTTTTGACTGGACCTTTGGCTGGCAACATTTCTTTGTAAGCTTGGGCTTGAAACTGCGTGACTGCTTCTGCCAAGATAGGGTGTATTACGCCAGAACTACCTTCAAATGGTTGCGAACGGCTCTCGTCAAATTTCATGCCTAGATATTGCAAACCGTCTTTGTAAGTTTTTTCCCACTCGCTTCTTGATTGTTTGTCGCTCTCTACTGAACTAATTAAATCGGATGCTAACTTTTGCAAAACTATTGGATCAATAAAATCTACTAAATTGGAATTGAAATCCATAGGTGGCATTTCAGCTTCCATACCTATTTCGCCATCTACTAATATTTCTTGTTCGCTTACTAAGATTTCGGCCGCATTTTTTATTTGATCCGAACGTGATTCTTCTGGCATCACCTCTACAGCTGAACCAGTTTCTCTGACATCAGGGTTATTTTCTGTTCCTAACGGTTTGTCAATAGCCATAATTTTTTAGTGTAGCACTTTCGGTCTATCAAAGTCATTAATTGCAATCAAATCTGTCAGCTCGCCCTCTAAAATCAAGCCTTGCATTTCAGCTATCAATTCAGCTTGTTCAAAGCTTTCAGCGTGAATATCTGGACCCACATACTCAAGTTCATCGTGTATAAATTTAGTCACAAATATTTTTAGCTCTTTCACTGGCATCAATAGTAAATAGTTCTGTTTTTACGCAAAAGTCTTGCTTCCTCTTGATAATCTTCCTTCAAAGATAAAAACCCACCTTGACGAAAACGCATCAAAGCCATGGTTGCACTATCGCAATAATCATCGTAATCGCCATAAGGGAAACTAGCCATTTCTTCAATTACTTCATCTGCAAACTCATGTTCTGGTGCCCAGACCATACCAGACTCAAAGATTGGTGCGACACTGTTCATTCGAGCTACTTTGTCTTGACCTCGACTTGGAGAGTAAGCCGTAACAGGTATGCCCATCCTTCTAAGCTCGTGGGTCAAAGGAGTCCCAGACGCTTTGGCTTCAATTAGCACACAATCTGGCTCCCAATAACGATACTCTTCTAAAGCTATTTTTTTTAGCTCTGGAAAATCGACTCTAACTCTTTTTGCGTCTAATAAGATTATTCCTTCTGGATTGTCGTCTTTGTCGCCAAAAATAGCCCAGGTAGTGATAGCAGAATAATCTGCTGTGTCCTTTTTAGAAAAAGCCGTATCATAACTCTGGATGACGTAATTATACTCTGGTACTTCATCTTCTTCCCATCTGCGCCACCACTCACGCTTAACTATACTGCCTTCCTCAGCAGTGGGGTTTTGTAACCATTGACTGTTCCATTTAGGTAAAGGCAAAGAAGCTTTGACAGATAGTAACTCTTCTTTTTGCCAAAATTCTGGCCACAAAGGTGCTTCGGACTCAGGCATGATGGCAGGAAACTCAACTACTTCCCATTGATCGGCATTTTCTTCGCCTTGTTTTTTTAAAACTTTACCAACCAAGTCTTTGGTGCTCCAACGCGTCATTACTATGACAATCGTGCCACCGGGTTGTAAACGCTGTCTAGGTCCAGACGTATACCATTCGTAAGCTGATTCCATGGCTTTTGGCGACATGGCATCTTGCTCAGAATGAGGGTCGTCGATAATAAGTAAATCGGCACCACGACCAGTAATAGCACCACCAACACCAGCGTAATAACTTTCGCCCTCTTGATTGGTTGTCCAACGACCAGCAGACTTATTATCGGCTTGTAATTTAAGCTCTGGGAAGATGTGCTGATACTCTTGACTGTCAATAATGTTTCTAACTTTTCTACCAAAACGCACGGCTAATTCAGCGGTGTGCGTGGTTTGTATTATTTTTAAATCACCTTTTCTACCCATCATCCATGCAGGAAAATAAGTAGAAGCAAATTCAGATTTTGAGTGTCGAGGCGGTAAACAGACAATCAACCTTTTTAGTTTGCCTTGAGCAATGCGATTGAACTTATCGCTGATAATTTTATGGTGTCTGCCCTCGATAAATTCTGGCCATAAATGTTTTACAAATTTAATAAAATCGTTTTGACACTCATCTTGTTTGTCAATTTGTTCGTATCTATTAAGTAAGGCAAGTGCCTCTTGTTTGTCTTGTTCAGACAGAATATCAAAGTCTTTAAGTTTGTTAAGATCCATACAATTAAGCGGGTTGCACGATTAGGTAGTGACATAGTAATCGCACAACCCTAAGCATAAAATGCCTAGAGTCAGTATCGCATATCGCTATACTTCGTGCCATTCTTTGCCTTGAAATAAAAGGGCTTCGGCTTCTCTTCTTCTAATCAAACCTTCTAAAACCTCGCCACCAGCTTTGTTCCATCTTTTTATCTGTGCTGGTACTTCGTTTTTTTTATCTTGATTCAAAACTTTGAGCAGAGTCGAAGAACCTAAGTTTGTTGGACCTAAGTTAAAAGTCCAACATACAAGTGCATCAAACTCGTTTTGCTCCAGTTCTACTTTAACCATGCCGTTTACATAGCTTTCAAATTCCTCTAAATCTTTAGTCAAATAAACATCTGCTTCATTTTGACTAATAGTTTTGCCTTCTTTAGCGCTTTTGATGTGTCCGTAACCTATCGTCCAGTAACCAGCTGGGCATAGATATGCCTCTAATTCACAACCTTCAAACTTTTTTATTAAAGATTTGCCCTCTTCTGATATTTTCATTAATAATCTCCCCATACTTTGCTTTTTTTACCGCCATCGTAAACAACAGCGTGTCCTTCTTTGATTAGCATTTGACATATATCTTGTCCATCTTCGGTGTACGGTATGCCTAAAATTCTGCCGTACTTACCTTTGCCAAGCGACTTAATTTTAAAAGTTCCAACACAAAGTTCTTTGAGTCTTTCTTTAGCAGCCAAACCTAATTTTTTTTCAGCTAAATCTCGTGTTCTTGATTCTGGGGTGTCTATACCTGCTAGCCGTACTCTTTGTTTGTGCAACTTGACATCGAAACCTAAATCTAAAATTACATCTACGGTATCGCCATCTACCACCCTATCTAACTCTGCTTGATAAACAAAAGCATCTGGATTGTCACTCATCACTATTCTCCTTTTTTGGTTGATCGTAATTTCTATAATATTCAACTATAGATAAAATATTTTTTGTGTATCTAGTTATTTCAGCCATATTGACTGACAAATTTTCATATTGTTGCGTGGTTAATGCGTAATACGGCATAGCTGGTGCTTTGCCTTCTTTAACCAAAGCTAAATATTCTTCCATGATTTCTGGTGTCAAAACCTTCCATTTGACTGGCACACCTTGTATTTCCAAAGGTAAAGGCGGGTGATACATGGGCGGTATTTCAGCTATCGTTCTGACGTCTACAGGTTGTGCCTTGGGTAGTATTGAACAGCCACCCAAGACAAACAATGAGCTAATTATTAGGAGAGATATTTTCATCTTTTACATAGGGGGATGTAATTGACATTAACTCATCAAAAACTTTTTTTGAGCCTGCATTAACTCTTCTTTCAATCAAGCCAGGCTTCATCAAAGCTAAATTGTTCAGATCGTGACGGGCAAATTTGTTTCTTAATTCTGTAACAGAACGCATGGCTTCTTGCTTTGCATCTTCTAAAGCTGCCATTTCTTGCATGGTCTCCTTTTGTTTTTGTAGATAATTTTTGATGGATTCGTTTTGTTCGGCTATTTTGTCAGTCAATATCACTTGGTTAGCTTGTAAGATTGCGTTTTCAGACAGCAAAGACCTGATGTACATTCCAGACCCAGTTATTGTAGCTAAGAGCATTGCTCCTAATATTAGGTTTATTTTCATGTTGTTGTATAAACATTAAGATGTAATTTTTTACCCTTAACCTTGATTCTAGCTTCTAAAGAGAGGTTGTGACAAGAATTAAATTGTGTGTTCTCTCCAATCAATATCCCAACACCTTGCTCTTTGGTTGCACTTTCAAGTCTTGCTGCTACATTCACAGAATCACCAATGGCGGTATAATCAAACCTTGTATCACTTCCCATGTTGCCGATTATGGCTTCCCCAGTATTAATGCCAATGCCTATTGCAACTGGTGGTTTATTTTCTTTTGCTAGTTCAACATTTAAAAATTCTATTTCATCACATATGTCCAAAGCACATGAAATTGCACTATCCTCGTGATCTATCAAATCCAACGGTGCATTGAATATTGCCATCATTGCATCACCAATAAATTTATCAATCATTCCACCATGGAACTGAACACATTTTGTTTGCACTGACAAAACTCGGTTAATTATTTCTGTAACTGCTTGTGGTTCTAGTTTTTCCGATAAAGCAGTGAAACCACGAAGGTCAGTAAATAA